GTTTCATTTTTGTTTGTCAAATTATTCTCCGAGTTATTGTCGTGGATGACTGTTGTACATTGTACTAGATTATTTAGGTTTTTGCAACCTTAATAGGACATTTTTCTTAATTGCGGACTTCAATATGTTCAATTGTACGCCTAACTTACTGGCATATTTTACTAACGCATTAGTATCTTTAGGAAAACACATTCCACCAAACCCGTAAAATCCGTCCGGACCGGGTACTTGTAAATGACTAGGCCCGATACGTTTGTCCATCATAACTGATTGCACAATAGCTTTCCATTCATAATTATGAGCTCTTGCTAGTTCTTCCATTTCGTTCATAAAGACTACTTTAGTAGCTAAAAATGAATTGATAATATATTTGGCTAAAGCAGCTTCGCCTATACTAGTAAACTGTACTTGTTTAAGCTGTTGCACACCTCTTAGTATTCTTTCTGCTTCTCGTTGATAAGCTAATACTTGTCCTCCGATAATTACATTGTCTTGATTAAAAAAATCATGAACAGCGTTGTTAGCAGTTAAAAATTCGGGAACATGTACTAAGTTAGGATACACAGTTTGCATTTTTTCATAAAATGCAGGCGGCGCAGTTGTTTTACTAATAATAACATTTTTAAAATTTCTAAGCAGATATAGGACTGTATTTAAAATACTAGTATCGCAATCTCCAGTTTCTTTACTAGGGCTAGGTACACATACAAACACAGCTTCACAATCTTGTAAGTCTGCATATGTACCTGTGCTTTTTGCAGGATCTGCATCAACACAAATCACATAGAAGTTTCGTTCTCGATAACAAACGGCAATGGCACCTCCTACAAATCCAGCACCGACTATTCCTATTTTAGGCATATCAAACATATTATATTGTGTCATTCGTTATACAATTCGTATCTACCGGCTGCATGATTCCAATGCCTACTATCATAGAATGTAAAATTAAGACAACAACCGGCAATACCTAATTCTAAATTTAATCCTGCGTGACTTTGTCTTACTGTCCAGTCAATCGTACATGCTAGCAAACTACTGTCACGATAAAACTCTAATTCAATAAATTTGTTTTTAAATAGTGTTTTAAATGTACGAGACCATAAGTTAACAAACTTATGGCTAAAAGGATTTCTAATTCTAATAAAAAAGTTAATCATGTTTGAGGTCCAGCAGGCGCCTTTTTAAATCGTTTCCTACAAGCTTCTTTAACATCTGACGGAATATCAGGGTGCCACTCTGCCATGCCGCAGTCATAGATACGAACACGTTCTTCGGGCATAGGAATAAGGGATAAAACAATCATCCAACATATAGTGGCAATAATAGCACCAATAGCGTATTTCATATTCTTTCACTTAATAGTATTCTGCAAAGTTGTTCGTCTTTTTTTGATTCAAACTCGAAAACCATATAGTCTAGATAAGGTCTATACATAAACCTATGTCCAGGCAAACCAAACACTTCTAATACCATAGCGCAAGTTTCATTCCACCAGACAGTGCCTTGTTCACTATGCCAAGGGACAACAACCTCGTGGGGGAATGTCTTATCTGTCGTCGTCGAAGTCAACGCTCTCATGATCTTCAATCCATTGTAATTTAGTTAGTCGGGCAATTTCATCTTTAAGCATAAGTTTACGCTTTTTCATTTCTGAAATTTGTTCTTCAGTATAATTGCCTTCAGTAATCTGCTTGTCTAGCAATCGATGACTTTCTTCAAGCATCTGTATTCTGCTTTTGTACACGATAATTTCCTTTTTCTGGTATAACGTGACGCACACCGCCACGAGGATCGGTCATATCACCTGATCTACGAGGAATCATGTGAATATGCGGATACATTACTGTTTGACCAGCAGCTTCCCCTACATTTTGTCCGACATTAAAAGCCTGCCAACTTTCTGTTTGGACTCCGTCGAACCCCCATTTGTAGGCCGCTTTGTAGCACTCCATGATATTTTCAAATCGTTCTTGGGTAGGCACAAATAACAAATGCCCTTGGGTAACTGGATAAGCGTCTCTGAATATCCAAAATTTTTCTGTTCGAAACTCGATTTCTGTCCACGGTGCTCTTTTTTCATCTAATGCCCTTTCTAAATCAGTCATTTTTCCAAAACTCCTCCCACGGGTAAACAAGCCAGCAATCTTCTTCTGATTTGTTTACTTCCCATACCGAATAATCTACTGTTTCTTGACTGGCTAAGTTATTAGTAAGTGTAGCAAATCTTACATTGTTACTCCAAACATGTTGCCAATCTGGGTCATCTGGCAAACAGCTACTAGGCCAGTCTTTTTTAATCCATGCAATAGTAGCACCACTATCATTAATGTCATCTACAACAAGAATATTTTTAAAGTTTTCGCCTTGTTCTAACATTGAACTAGCAGCATCTAAAACACTACCGATGTCATTTTCGTCAGCAACAAATCGTTCTTGTTTAGGATAACCTAGCGCATCCTCCGCCATGCCACAATCACTAACACATTCACCACCGTCTCTTAGGCTTACTGCTAATGGTCGCATTGGTACACCTAAGTATTGACTAAGCATTACAGCAGGAATAGCACCTCCTCTAGTAATGCCAACTATATAGTCTGGATACCATTGATCTTTTTGTAGTTGTCTAGCAATATCTACAACTGCACCTTCGATCTGCCGCCATGAGTAATAAACTTTTTTCATTTTACCAAAGCGTTAGATAAGTTAGACAGTTCTTCGGCATCCATAAAGAATTCATATGTTGATTCGTTATCAATGTTGCCATCTTGATCTTTAGTTGCCTGTATGAAATGAACCGCATATAAACCTTTAGGGCTTAAACACTCCCATTTTTTAAGACGTAATTGAAATCCTGGACTATCTTTAATCATTAACTCAGTCATTTTCTTCTCCTTTAATTGCTTCAAATGTTCTATACTTACCTAAGGCATTAATGTATTCATCATACAGTTTCTTTAACTTCGGGTGCTTCTTTTCTAGTTTAACATCTCTTTCAGGAATCTGCAAGACTTTTTCAATAGTGTCTAACCGTTCTTCTAAGTCTCGTCCGTTAATTACCATTCTGCCTTTAACTTCTAAACTGGCCGGATCGCCACCGCTAACAACCATTACATTGTCATATGATGATACGGTATTTGTAGTCCAACTAGTGCCGTTAGATCCAGTACTTGTTAAAAACTGCCCGGCTGTACTATTAGTAGTATAAACTAAATTACCCGCTGATTTTACGTTGTTTAAGGTAGTCGCCATTTGGTATCCATTTATTCTTTACGAGAAATCCCCATTCTCTCTTTTGCGGTCCAGGCATAAACATAGTCCAACATTCTACATTGGGGTCTAATTCAATCCTGTGATAACTAGTAGCACTACAAAAACGAAAATGACCAGGAGCTCGCCACTTTGCAATCTCACTAATCTTTTCGCCTTTGCTGTTAAATTCTGGAATCCATTCATAATACCCACCTTTAAGTATTAGCGTTGCATAGGGCCAGGGATGATCATGTACGTCATCTGGATCTGATTTAAGAAACTTGTGTAAGAATACATTAAATGGAAACCATGTTCTATCTTTAAGAAACACATAGTAGCGTTCAAGATATGGTTCATTGTCCACACGATCCATAATAATTCTTTTACGGTCGTTACGTTCTAACAGTTGAAAAAATTTATTTTTTAGGAACTGGATTATCATAATCGTCCTTTACCATCTCATATACAACTTTGAAATTATTAAATGCAATTTTTAATCCGGGATATTTTTCACACATATCTTGAATACGATCTAGTGGAGGTAAGCAATCTATCCATTCTGTTGGTAGATTAAATGTAAAACTACTACTATCCATTGTAATTATATCAGTAGTACTCAATGTGCCTATAGAGTAAGTACTTGCACCGCCTGTGCCGATAGTTATTGTAGGAGTAGCAGTAGTGTAACTGTAAGATTGACCACTATATGAATTAGTAATAGACATATCATTCATGTTTGCACCAGTTCCACTAAGATCAATAGTACATTCTTTTATTAAAGTTTCTATATCTTTAGCTTCAAAACCTTGATACAAGTTTGTTTGCTGAGAAGAATTGCTCATGCAGAGCCTCCGTTTGTTTAATAAGCATAGGAAGCCTTGTTCGATAATTCTCCATATGCTCTATGATAGCTTTGGCAACATAAGGTCTGTGTGTCTGATATGCTTCGAAATTTTCAGTCCATTCGCTAGGATATTTAAATGTATCAAAATACATTTCTGTGTAGCTAAGTCTATTAGGCACCATAGGAATAGCATCTACAATAGCACCTTCATAACAACTAATGCCTAATGTTTCTTGTAAGTTAGCACTAAAAACTAACTTTGCTTCACCTAATAAGTTGTGATACTCGTTCTTAGTTAACTGTTGATCTTGACAGACAACAAACTCGTATTGAGGCAAATAATGTTTTAAATCTCTAAAAATTTCAACTTGCTTCTCAGGGGCGATTCGATGAGGAAATAAAATTAAATCGCGCTTAGGCATATTTTTGTAAGGAACTAGAATATCTTTAAGATATTCCATAGGCCATCCAGTGCGTACAATCTTGCCGCTAGTTTGTAAGTCGTCGTAATCTTCCTCGTACCAAGGGTTCTCACTCTTATAACCATCTTCTAATAAGTTGTCTACAAACATTCTAATGTGAAAATCTGTAGCAAAGTAGTTATGATCAAATGCGTGGAAGAATGATTTCTCAGCATGTCTAACCCACTTCTTCTTACCAACAAGACGACCTAAGAAATCTTGAGGATCATAACTGCCAGCATGCCAAAGACCGTGTGTGACCGGCCCATCTGCTCCACTTGACTAGCTTTGTATATATTAGTGCCGCCAAAGTTGAGAAATGCTCCAGGAGTGGTAGCACTAGGAATGTCCGTAGGACCTGATATAATGTTGACATTGTGTCCTGCCCTTTTAAGAATTTTAGGTACATGTTCTTTCCATTGTGCTGTGTAGCGTGTTTCTACAGCCTCTAAATCAACAATATAAATCATCGTTGATAGTTGCGGTTTCCATTTCCGCTTCGGTTGTATTCTCTATTATTGTTCCATTCACCGCGCGGCCTACGTGGGCGTGTGCTTTGGAAGTATCTGTTCCAAACATCACTTTGTCTGTTATAAAGATCTGCTTCATTAAATGGAAGCATTTCAAATCTACAAAAATCGTGAAGCTTTTCTAGATCGTCAAAAATCTTAACAATGTCAGGACGATTTTCAAAGTAGTTAACGTCTTTATAGTTATTCTTAGCCATAATTAGCTTTCCTTGTTTTAATACTTGATAAAAGAACCATTTTCTCCGTCTTCGGAGACCTCAATCCAAACCTCACGGTCAGGATACTTATTGGAGATAGCGTCATACAAATCGCCTGACATCATCTCGCAACTCTTGTAGTCTAGTTGTAATGTACCTTCAGAGTACAGTTTTTCCAACCAGCGTTTAAACTGAATAAACTCAATATCGCGATCATCGTGTGTAACACCGATCCAAACTTTAAAGTGGAAAATGTGACGATGCGGATAGCCTAGAAAACTTACATCATATTCGTCACCTGTTGCAAGTGCAGGATCTGTAAGTGCGGCAGGATACTTGTGCATACCTTCTTTGCGAAAGGTAACCCATATCATTTTATTTGGGCGAATGTCTTGTCTAATAATCATTTAACGATCTCATCGTTTTTATATTGTGACCAGTCTGTAAACTTACTACGATCCATTAATGTATGTAGACTGTGGGACCATACACCGGGATTAGTTGCCTTAAAATCTTTGTCATCGATTTTAAGCATTGTATTATAATTCCAAAGTTTTACATAAGGAATTGGCACTCTTATCTGCGGAATAAAATTATCGTGTTCGCAGAGTCCGCCTTCGTTGAATTCTTCTACTTGATTGATAGGAATATCTAATGAACAAAGATAATCTTTATCTAAGAAGAACCGGATCATTTCTTCCCATAGTTTGTGTTCTTCGTATGTTTGAGGATTAAAACTATGATTTGCACCAAAGAAAATATGATTAGGTTCTTTTTTTGGTATATTTAAAACACTTTCGATAGCACTAATAGGCTGCACTCCGGTAATAAACAATGTATCCATTCCGTATGCAGGTGTGTGTTCTACTTCTTTGCCAAAGAAAAATACTACGTCTTTGGCAACACCGTTTGTATAATCACGATTCATTTTTGCTTTGCTCGTATTGTTTGAATAGACGGGTCACTGGCTCCATACGTTCTTGAAATACATGCGGAGTTCCTTCGGCAGCTTGTTGCATATCCCAACTACTAGGATAATGACGTAAGCAACCACTAGCTCGCTGCCTAATAATTTTAGGAACTCTAGGAGTAATAGTATGGTCACACAAATCTTTTAACAGTTGTTCTGCCATTCTAACAGCACGATACCGTTCATCAGGTAAGGTCATTCTTCTTTTGCCTGTAATTCTAGCTGGTTTAATTTGGATTCTTCCTCATCGGTAAATTCATCACCGTGTTCAGATTGTACACTCTCAGCGTTAACTTCGTCAAATAGATTGGCAAACATAGTACTGGCATTAACAGTCTTTTTACCAGTTGCACCTCTAGTACCAATAATACTCATCCAAAAACGGCTATATTCTTCAACAACAGCATCAGCAGTTCCGCGATCACTGGTTGCAAAAATAGCTTCTACGATATCTTTAAAGAACAGTCTATCGAATTTTTCTTGTACTAGCATAGCTGGTATACGTCCTGCGTCATATTGACGATTAGCTTCTTGTACAGCATTGCAGTGCATCCAAACATTATGACCCATCATAATAGCGTAACTAAATGAGTCCCAGGAAGTTTTACCTTCTTTACCTATCTTATTTAGGTCGCCTGGTTTGTAGATGCAGATATCTTTCATTTCAACTTGATCAATGATAGGACTGGATTCAAAATTGCCGAATATCTTGTCTTGAACGACTGCGTCCTTGAAGAGTCTAGTGTCAGATGCATATTTCTTATCGTCGGCGGAGGACTGCATTCTGTATACCCATTTGGTTCTATCTTCTGTTTCGGTCTGGATGTAGATTTGACCGTTTGCAGTTGCAAGGAATGGACTGGCACAGTCAAAGCTGATAGTAAAATTTTGATTATGATACTTGCGAACTGCACGTTGAATATCCGTTAACAACACAGCCCATTCTAATTTGCTAGTTCCTAAGAAGTGCATCCAGTCATGTTGCCCCTTTTCGAGTAACCCATCGAATCGTAATGCTACTAATCTTTTTAGTACAAGATGGATATCGCACATATTCTGCCCACCCATACCCCAACCATTAAATGCACGATCGCCATAGATCGTTGTATCGCAATACTTCTTCATACGATCATACCAATCATCAGCATCAGCATGATTTTCACCTTGTAAGACGTTTAAGAACTTACAATTACCGTTTCGATTATTGATAAACCAGTCGTTGTTAATGTATGTACCTTGTACTGCTTCTGCATAACTGTTAATACCAGTTGCCGCACGACCTGCTGGGCTACGAGCCACCCAAGCTGGAATATCAAGAATCATGCCATAGTCCATTAACGTGTCCATCCAAGTTAATACTTGTTCACGTTTCTTTTGTGCCTTAGGACAGTTAGGATCTTTCCAATCAGCAGGCCAAACACCTTTACCGATCTGGAAGCCACCTGAGTCACCTAGTACCCAACTAGTAGCACGATTGCGATTACGGAACATATCTTCGCTTTCGTCGGTCTTGTTAAGATCTAAGTTAGCATGCCCTGCAGAATACAAGCAATGATCATAGTAAAAAGCACCTTTGTCAGGGTCTAAGTAGTTTAAACTTTCAACCCCGTTTTTAAAACTTGCGGGAATACGTGCAGGATCTACATAATTACTGTATCGTTGTTTTCCGATAAACGTACTGTAAAAGCCGGACGTAGCTGGCAAGAAGTATGCGTAATCGTTTTGTGTAGCTGTTAAATTTTTATTCATTGTTATATTTCTAACCATATTTCGTAGTAAGGGTCATACACCCAACCTTCTGGTGGATTCATAGGATCGTATAACTCTGGATTAGTAAGAGGTGTTGTAGGTGGCATATATTTTTCTTTATATGCCTGTATAATACGTTGTCTTACATCTTCGTTATGATACTGATGTGCGTAGACACCTTCGATTAACGGATCGTACTCTCTAGGGTCTACCCACTTCCAAAACCATTTAAACATTGTCTACCTCGGGCTTATAAAATAAACGAGCAAGCGGAACAGCAACTACGGTACTGATTAGACTCATTATTACCACGGCAGCAAACATATTAACACTAATAATGCCTGCTGTCAACAGCATAGTGACCAAAAAGATTTCCATTAGACCTTTAGTTTGTAATAATGCTGTCTTTAAACAGACTATTCTCATACCTTGATCTCTGTAGGCTAACCAAACACCTGCAAACTTAGTAGCAACAGCGATGATAAACATACCGATAGCACCGAGTAAAATTGTAGACAAGTCCAAAGTCCAGCTTGTTTTTAATCCAGTCCAGATAAAGAACACAGGCATTAACCAAAACATCTGTTGTGTAGCCATACCTTCGTTCCATTTGATAGCATGTCTAGGAGTAATCATACCTGCAAAGAATGCACCTAATACCCAATGCAAGCCAGCCCAATAACTGAATGCCGCCATACTTAATGCTAGTGCAACAGTCAACGTAGGATATGATTGTTCGCCAGCAAACTCTAGAATCTTTGGCCAAGCATAGTATAGTACAAATAATACAGCAAAGAAAATTGATGCGTTAATGGCTAACTTTCCCATACTGACAACAACTGCTACAGTTAACCATAGGATCAAATCATCAAAGGTCACTAGGGCTAACAGCTTACGGAAATTAGGAGTGTTATAAATTCCTAAATTTTGACTGGCCACTACCAGCATAGGCATTGCAGTAATACAAGTGGCTACACCCATAGTCCAAGCATACTTCCAAAATGGCACATCGGGATTATGCCAAACTGGATCGTCAAAGAATAGCATAAAAGCCGCACCAGCAAGTACGATTGGCACTAGAATAACGTGGAACGCTTTGCCCCAGATAGCATTACCTTGTTCGGCAATGACTTCTTTTGGCTTTAATTCAATACCTGCAATAAACGCAAAGATAGTAATTGCTAGAATTTGTATAGCGTCGAGACCTGTTCTAATAGGTTGAGTGAATACTGTAGTCCATAGTTCAGGCCAACTTGAACCAAGCGCACTTGGTCCAAGACAAATGCCAAAGGCAATCTGCGCCATTGGCACTGGTATCCACTTTTCTAAACGTGTAATTTTTAATAACAGCCATGGTACAAAAACCATGGCCGCTATAATGAATAATAAATTTCCCATTACTTACTCTGTGCTGGTAAGATATATTGATAGTCAGCTAGTCCGCTATCTACAGTGATCATCATAGCACCTTGATCACTGATCTTCATGGTTTTGTCACCGTCAAGATTAAGCACACTCATAACTTGACTAACTGGCCAAGCCCATGATTGCTTGAGCTTAGATTTAACATCTGTTTGAAATACAAAGTTACCGGCATGGGTTGAAGCATCGCCAAACGAAAATACTAAGTTTCCGTCTTCAGTTTTAACCTGAAAGGTGTTTTCTTCTGAGTGTGCTGCCGCTTGTAATTTTAATCTAGTAACGGCTGCTACGCTAGGTTCAAAATCTACATCCCAACTTGCACCTTTGAATTTAATAGTCTTTAATTTTTCGTTAATGATTTCTGTATTCATAAAACGATAGTCGTTGACAAAGTCACCTGTTTCGTTTTCAAAGTGTAAATTAGTAGGAATGTCTACACCATTTCTAGTACCAACAACTACTTCAATTTTGGCTTTTTCTTTATATTCTGGATTCTTCAAATGAAGATTTAGCTTGTCTAAGTTTGGCATGCCAAACACAGCATCTTTAAATTCGTTGATAGCTGATTTAGTTTTACCAACTAGAATGACTGAACGGTCCTCGGCCATGCTTTCGATAGTAGTAGCTGCTGTCTCACCTGTGATTTTAAGCAAAGGTAAAAAGCCTAAGTTATGTGTATGTGCTACAATGTCTGTTAAAATGTCTTTCATATTGTTTCCTTTATTATTAGTATATAGGTTTTTTTATCAGAAGTCAAATAATTTATTAAAAGTATTTGTCTGCTCTGTACTGCGAATATCCCAATTTAGAACACCGATAAGGTTTTCTAACTTGTTGTCAATAATGGTGGCTTCCATTTCTTCGTGATCAAATGGTAAATCCTTAAACCATTTGGGCAATCTTAATTCATCCACTGGATACGCTACTGAAGTAAATCCCAGCGGATTGTCTCTAAGTTTACAGACAATAACTTTGGCACCGTCTGTAATATTCATTGAGTATTTGTCATTGTACATACGTTTGAGCGTATTCCAATTAATACTGGCTCTAACGTGTCCTGGCATATTAGCTTTACCCTGACGTTCTTCTTTCTTTTGATATTCTGTAATATTGTTAGCACGTTTAGGCGAGCCTTTTTCCCAACCGGGTCTAGCTTTAAATTCAGATCTAAACGCTGTAATCATATCAAGCACTTCGTTTTCAGTAGAACCGGACAGCACACGTTCTAGTACATCACTTAAAAAGTTTTGAATAAATTCAGGAGTATCTGAACGCTTGAGATCAAGTCCCATAGCCTTGATCTTACCAGGCTTACCTTCTACGTCCTGTCGCTTGCCTTCTTTATCATAGTAAAGAACAGCATAACGTTTTTTAGTAATGAACAAACTCTTTGATCCAACAATTTCACGTCCTGCTTTAATAACTTCGCCACGTGTCTTTGGACAGTGAAATGCATCCAACATGAACTGTGGGAATGTATTGTTAACTTCGGAACCTATTTGATCGTAAAGTTGAATTACAGTTTCTTTAGTCCAAGGAATAGAACCATTACCGATTTCTTTTTGTAGAGTTTTGTAGGCACTAAAGTAACATGAGTCAGTGTCACCATAGATAATAGACTTACCTCTGTAGTCGTAATCGCCAGTAATAATTTCATTAACTTTACTAGCCATATGTTTAACAATCTGACGACCAGTTAGTGTAGTTGATTGTCCGATGCGTTTATCAAAGAATCTGCAACCAGGATTAAGAATAGCACCATACAAACTGTTCAAGTTAATCTTCTTAACTAGTTGGCGTTTGTCCCAGTATTCTTCTTCAATCTTATTGCTGGCAGCAATTGATTCTTTTAGTTTAGCCTGCATTTCTTTACGTTCAGCATACCAACGCTTTAGTAGGCCTGGAATGATACCTTCTTTTTCGTAAGTAAAAATAGTACCATTTGCCGATAGCATAAAGTGTTGATTACTTTCGTAGATTAATTTATATACCTCTGCGGCACTTAGTATATCTACATTACCATCTTGCCAGTCTATGGTAATTTCTGTACCAACTTCTTTGTTCATTACGGCAGTGTATTCTAAGCTACCAAACATACCTTCCCAAGCAGCCGCAAATGATTTACCTTTAGCAATTTGTTCTTCAATAAATGAATTAGTAGCTATAGGCCTTAACTGTCCAACAATAGTTTCCGGACCCATATTCAATGCACGAATCGCACTAGGGTATAGTGAGTTAATATCCAGTGAACCTATCCAGTCTTGAATACCTTCTTTGGGATATGCAACATAAGCGCCGGCAGCACCAGCATCTTCTCTGTCATCCATTTTAGGACGATTAGGAACCTGCATACCTCTGCGATGACATTCGTTAATAATAGCTTGTTCAGTAACTGCTACAGCACCCATAGTAGTCTGCAATAACACAGTACAATCGTGTGCTAGTTTGTTAGCTAGATCCAGGAACTTGAGCTTTTGGTCAAGTTTGTTGAGTAGCGCACAGTCTTGCCTGTTATATTCCACAAACTTACGGAAGTCATTGTTGTATAGTTGGTCGAGCGTGCCTTCATAGACTGTTTTGCGTTCTCCAATTTCCATTTCTCCGATAGCATCCAATCGATAGGTATGTCTTTCTTCATAAGTGTACTTTCTGTATAGTTCGAGATAGTCCATGTGTACACGACCATGTAAGTCGTATGTTGTAGCAGTTTTGCCAAACTTTTCGTACTCACGTTTTTTTGGAAATTGATCCCATAGACACAATCTGCGAGTGTCATCTTTGCTGAGTACTTTGGTAATACGATTAACAGTATAAGGCATATCAAAACCTTCACTGTTCCATCCACTAACCACATCTGCATCTTGAATCAAATTCAAGAATGTATCTAGCATGTCTGCTTCGTTATCAAAGATGTGTGTATTAGGAAATTCTTTAACCTGTTCTTGTGCTTGTTCAACAGTCATCCCCTTAGGAGGTACAGCTAAACAAATTAAAGTGTCTAACCATTGTAGGTGAACTGCAATAGCAGTAATAGGCATAAATGCATCGTCTGGACTAGCATAGCCACGTTCTGGATCAAAGTCCACCTCAATATCCCAAAAAGCTACGTGTAGCTTAGGCGATTCTGCATTTAGGTAATTTTCACTTAATACTACAAACAGTGGATTGATGTCGGCTTCGTATAGTTTCTTATTTGAGTTAATTGATAACTCTTTACGAAAGTCTTTTGAGTTTTTACAAACTACCCTATTTAAAGGTTCGCCGTAAATTGATTGATATTTTCCCTTAGGGTCTGCATAATAAAATGTATACCTAGCTGGAAATTCTTTATATTGTCTTTTGCCTTCTGCGGTTCTTTCTACTACTTTAATAATATCAGAATCACGCTGAAAGTAAGCGTCTACGTACATTAATTTTTCTCCTATGCAATTTTTGGCTTGCAAATACCTGTGGTGCGGGTTGTGGCCTCGCCTGCCTTCTATTATATACTTATCAGTCTTATAAGAGCAACCGTATCGATAGCGACTAATAACATATAATTAGCCACCATACCGGTTGATCGCCGAGTCCAAGCAGCCCAGCAAAATATAGCGCATTGTGCAATAAACAGCGGATATAGAATTAAAAATGGAGGTGTTGGCACAGTCAACGCCATGGTCACTGAACAGGCAATACTCATAGCCCATGCAGAAATTTCTAAAATGAATCTTAACGGCCATTCTCGAAAATCTTTACGAGCCCAATCGTATATACCTGCAACGGTGTTTGTTATTTGATCCATTTAATCCTTAGGTAAGCGTCCAGTGACGCCTAAGATCATTTCAACATCTTCCCATGCAGATTCATGTTCTTTCCAATTGTCTTTGTGTGCAATGGTAATTGCTTTATTAATAATTGAAGGTTTAATTTCAAGTTCTTCCGCAACCGCTTTAACAGTTTCTTTGAGACCTTCTTTAAGATCTTCAATTTCACGAAGTACAGTAGATCCTTCGTTAATAAGGCGTTCAAGTTTGGCCTTCTCTTCTGGGCCGTACATTCTTGTAGACATATTAGTTCCTTTGTTGTGATGAGTTTAAAGAAAAATTTCCTGATACACTAATTCTATATTCGTCTGATGAAAAGAATGGATAAACACAATGGGTTAAGCTAGCAGGAAAAATTATTAGTGTATTTTCAAATGTCTTATCTGCAGGAATAAGGCAAGGTCTTATTTTACCTGTAGACACATTATATTGAAATTCAAAATGTCCTGCAGACGGATTACCAGATTGTCGACCTGAATCGAGTGCCATCTCGTCTTCAATTTTATAAGGTATTTGTAGCCATAATACAAATGAATAGATCCCCGAATGATCGTGTAAAGGATTAAATTCACCTTTGGATTGAAAGTTTACCCAGGTCTCTTGTAAGAACACTGGTAAGTGATCACTTAATAGTTTTATACTTTTAGTATAGTAAAAATGAGAATCATAATCATTTAAGAATGGAAAAATAAGCTGTTCAGCATATTGCTTTGATTTTATTAATCTAAATTCTTTTTTGATATTTCCAGCAAGACCGTAGTTTGCTGGTTCTGCCTTAGAGAAATCTGTTTCAATTTCTCTAACTTCATCTAAAATAGGTTTAACTTGCTCATCAGTAAGCTTAATTGAAAGATATCCATAATTTGGAAAATGGTGTATGTAAACGTCTTGCATGGGTATATTATAGCTGTAAATTTGTAGAAAGTCAACAGTGCAGTATATAGTTATCTGCCAAATGCATTGACCAAAATATTTTTTGATAGTAAAATACTTGCATTATTAACTACTTTGGCATACCTGTGAAAAAGTTTTTAATTGGACTAAGTTTAGTAATTGCAAGTTCTGCTAATGCAGAAAATCCAAAAGCGCCTTTTCCTACAACAGAAAATGAGCATGAGACTATGCTGATTACATGGAAGCCTGTTGATAATGTACAGAAAGTCTGTCAGGATGAGTACAAGCGCAGAGGATTTGGCGGTTTCAACTATCAAGTTGATGCTTGCTCATTTTGGAATTTTACAACTAGAACTTGTACCATTTATACAAAAAGAAACCCCACATTACATGATGTGGGGCACGAGATTCGCCACTGTTACCAGGGCAACTTTCATTGATTATTCTGGATTAGCTATGGTTCCAGCATCGGGTCGTATTTTTAAATGACGATCAATAAGAGCATCTAACTCACTGTTTTGACCTTTAAGCTTAGCCATGTCGGCTGCTAACAAGGCTAATTCTTGTTCCTCTTGTGGTGTAAGTCCCCCGGTG